CGGGCCATCGATGTTCACGCTGCTAGCTTTGATGTTTTTCCTGCTGGTCTTGATGGTCAGGGTAGGTTCCTTGAGGCCGGATTTTCTGTTCGACCGAATGATGTGCTGGTTAACATGGATTCTGGCCTTCAAGGGACTCCTCCAAAAGACTCGCTCTATAGGGCTGCTGTTCGTGTCAAATGGCTCGCTCGTCGTAGATGCTGATCTGGATCATTGACAGAACCAAGATACACTAATCTTCGCGTATGTCAAACCGTGTATTGGGATGATCCGGGTAGTTGACGATTACCTTCCCTTCGGGGCAGTCGTAGTAGATGTAGGCGACTAGGGTGGCCTCGCCGGGAGCAACATCCCCCGGATTGTCTATGGTAATCCTGTAGGCAAAGGTATCGATGCGGTGCGTGGCTGGCCCCATGAACTTTGAAATCGAGGGCGTAGCCTTGTGAATGATGTTCTTGCTGTCCCGGACATCGACCACGAAGTCCTCCACAGTGCAGTCGTCCCGGTGCTTCTCCCGCGCTACCGAAACCTGAAACTCCCCACTCACCGGGCCATCGGAAATCTCGAAGTACTCCGGGTGCCAAGTGAGGATGTCTCCATGAAGGAGGCCAAGTTGATCGATGACAACCCACACGCCGCCAATGGCTGCCGACGCGCCGGTAACAATCTGGATCAGCCTGCTGACCCAGTCCCCTCGAAACAACTTGGACATCCCCAATCATAGCACAGTCTCTATTCCGCAGCAGCCTTCTTGTCGTAGTAAGCCACCGTCTTCTTCCATTTCTTGTGCAACGTCTGCGCCCGCTTGAGGCGTGTCTCAGCTTTCCGCAAATTGGCGCGGGCGCGAGCCTCTCTCAGAGCAGTCTTAGGTTCCTTGACCCGCTCTTTCGGCTTGAGAGAGCCGTTGAGCCAGTCTTTTTCAAGGACGTAGCGGGTCATCTCAAGCTCAAGCCGCTCCTGCGTCGGATCGTGCGGGCGCTTGGACGGATACCTCCTCCTGTTAACCATGTGACTAACGTCGTGAACGAGCCGTCGCCAGCCCCCGTGCAGATTGTCCTTGTTCTTTGCAGACACCCAGACACGCCGGACTCTGATTCGCGGCTCATATTTGGGCGAATAAAAGTGAGACCAGAGCTTTCTTGCCGCCCGCTCAGCCTCAGTGTGAGTGAGTTGGGGAAGCCCTTTGGGCCACGACCCATTTACTTCTTGATATCGCATTTGAAACCCTCCATTGGTTACCCCACCATCATACAGTAAAATAAGTATATGTCAAATTATTTTTTTTACAAAAAGTGGTTCACCATTCCCAAACCTTGTGCTACAATTAGGGTATAGGCATTGAAGAAAGGATTATCCCATGAGGCCGCTCTATGAGCGGGCCGGTGATCTGACGAACGAACGTCAGGTCGCCGACCATCTCGGCAAGCTGTACAAATCAGAAATGATGAAGCTGCCGATAAAGTACGGACTGGATTACGCAGCAGTCAGGGGCTCGGAGATACGATCTTGGATTGAAATCAAATGCCGCAAGAACGAGATGAAAAGGTACCCTACCTACATCATCTCTCTCGACAAGATTCTGGCCGCACGACGCCTGACCCAAACCACGGCCCTGCCGTCAATCCTGTTCGTGCGCTGGACTGATTCACTGGGATTTGTCAATTTGTGCAACCAGTTCAGCTACGAAAAGGGCGGCAGAGTCGACCGCAATGACTGGCAAGACGTAGAACCAGTCGCAGCAATACCACTCGAAAACTTCCAACTCATAAAATGGAGTCAAAATGATCCGCAACGAAATCCTTAAGCGGGCACTACGTTTGGTTACTCAAGACCGAGAGGGAACCCACGGCAACCCATCTGCCCTATTTGCAGACATCTCGCGCTACTGGAACATCTATCTGCATGGCAGAAATGGCCCGATCAGCGAAAGCGATGTTGCGATGCTTAACCTCCTTCAGAAGGTCGCCAGAACACAGCACGGCAGCTTCAACGAAGACGACTACATCGACATGGCAGGATACGCCTCACTGGCCGCAGAACTGAAGACACTCGAATGAGCTACCAGACCCCGATCTATGCTGGAGGACACCACAACGTCACCCATGTTGACGTAGGTACCCTGTCCCTCCTGAAGACCCTCGGATGCCGCACCCTGCTAGATGTGGGGTGCGGTGTAGGGGGACAGGTCATAGCGGCCCAGAAAGCCGGTTTTAAGGCGTTTGGGATCGATGTGGACCCTGAGGTACTCGGACCCCCAAACATCGCTCTGATAGACCTCTGCAAGGCTCCTGTAGCCTTCCCGGAACCATTCGATGTGGTCTGGTCTATTGAGGTAGCCGAACACATACCGGAAGAACACGCCGGTAAATTCCTAGATACCGTCTGCGGCAATGCCGGTCGCATCCTCATCATGACCGCGAGTCAGGTTCCCATGCCGGGACACCTGAACCTGAAACCCAGAGAGTGGTGGATTCACCATGCAGAGATGCGGGCCATGCAGTATTCCCCGGAGTTAACCGCTATGGTCCTGCGTTTTTCTACTATGAAACGGGAGTTTCTGAAGGAAACCGGGATGGTCTTCCTCAATCTGGCAAGCTAGGGTTCTGGATTGGACCGAGAAAAAACGGAAAATGGCCTAATTAGCGCCCTTGACCGTTGTATTTCTTCCAATTCCTAAGTTTGTTTTTGTTTTTTGGCCGTGAACGGACACTATTTCCTATCGAAGTCTTCTTTTTGATGGGAATTGGGTGCCAAGCGGCCTCTTTTACCCTACTAGCCACGCTTTTTTCTCCTCAAGGGGGCGACTCTGCGGGGCTTACCAGCCGGTTGCCCCAGTTTCGTCTTCTGTCTGACCCTCGAACGCTTTTCTTTTGCGCTCATTTCCCCAGCCGTCTTCGGTGTTTTTGAGGAGACCCGCTTCTTGGGGCGGCAATACGGCGTTCCTCGCTTCTCCCCTTCCTGACGACCGCAGGGCTTTCCGGTACGGACATCGACCCACTCTTCCTTGAACCACCTTTTGAGCGCAGCGCCCTTCTTGGTCTTGCGAACCCGGCCCCCGCTCTTGAGTTGCTTGGACATGTCTGTGCGGTTGATAGCCATTATTTTTTTCGATCATTGATGATCTGGAAAAGCGCAGAGACCTTCTCTTCCAGAACACGGACACGCACAGTGATCTCGGCCCTGAATGCAACAGCAAGAGCCGCAACCACAATAACGCCCGATACAATCGGCCAAAAATTCACGAACTCGTCCATCAGAACTCTTTGTATCGCTTCCGTCTGCTGGGCCTTACCGCACCGCATCCCTTGGTCATGGAGCCACCATCAGCCATTTTCTTGGCCTTGTTGCCCCAGTTCTTGGCCCCAACCTTACGGCATTTGGCAATAGCCCCGGATGCGTAAGCACTGGGGAATACGCGATATCTTGCTTTTACTTTGCTGTAGCAAGCGTCTTTTTTCGATGACTCTGCCATGTCACTTAGCCTCTTTCGCCGGGACTATAGCACTACTTGCTTTTACTTTCTTGTTTTTTGAAACATCCCTGAGAGGCTTCTTAGGTGCGCCTCGCTTGCCATTGGCATTCCCCTTCTCTGGATTGTCATGGTCATCTCGTTTTCTGGAACGTCTATTTCGACCACATAATCCAGAGGGGCCTTTCTGCTCGCCCTTTCGGAGAGACACGACATTCTGTTTTTCATTTTCCTGAACAGACCAAGAGAGTAACCCGGCGGTGGGGAAGTTTATTGATTTCTTTCCGACCTTAACCGTCAAGATGTCGTTGTTTTCTGAGATAAAGTAATCATCAGCATGGTAGACATCCGTGCCGTTTACGTCCTCGATTTCGAGGGTGTATTTGCGGATTTGCTCTTTTTTCTTAACCATGTCAGGTAGTCCGCAGCAGCCTCTGGCTCAAAGAACATTGTCACTAGTCTCGGGTCGCTATCGTCATATTCCGGGTCAATGATTGCAACCGAACTGGGAAACATATTGACATCCGACAGTCCCAGCTTGGCGGCATACTCATCAAGCTCCTTGTACCCGGCACATCTTACAACATGGCTAATTAGCCCGGTAAGGGGGTCTTTCACCATCCCATACCCGGATGTGTGCTTATGACCGGCAGCAAGAATATGGTCCCTGTGGCCCATAGTTGCCGCCTTCACAAGGCCGTGAACCGTGTTCCACATCGAATGACCGGGGAAATCGTGGCGGGTATTCACCCTGACTTCCTTGCCGTTGGGAAAATTCATGGCAATGCGGACCTGATGCGCCCGGTAGACCGTGTTGCTGTTCTGCACCATCCACTTTATGGGGTCTCCACTTCCGCTCCATAGGTCGTGGTTGCCGCCAACGATGTAGAGCCAGTCAACAGCCGTGACGAGCCATTCCGTTAGCTGCCAAGCCTCCGCTGAAGTAGTCGCTTGGTGTTCGTAAAGTGAAGCGAGGCGTCCAATCCAGTTGTTACTGATGTCGCCTAAGTTCGCCGCAAATAAAGCAGGCGTCCTGTTAATGATTTCAACGTGTCTTTCAAGTAAAGGAAAGTTAGTGCCGGGGTCATCAACATGAGGATCACCCATAAATAGAAGCCCAATAGGGCCGTCGAGCCTAACAGACACATTAAGAATTTCAGGAGTAGAAGACCTTTTTCTTTGCCACTCCTTTCTTCTTCTTTCTTTAAGCTCCTCAAGGTCTTGTTGTCCTTTTGCCTCTTGAGTAATGTCAAATGAAGCCCCCCAGATATCTGCGCCTTGTCTTTCGGCGCTGGCTAATCTATCCCTAAGGGTACTTCTGGGTATCCCCAATTCTTTTGCAGTATTTGTTTTATTGAAGTCGTTGCGTCTTAATGCTTCAATAGCTTCTTGAAGCTCAGTGGGCAGAAGGGCTGTCACCTTGCCGCTCCTATGCAGTTGTTGCTAACGCAGTCGATCAGCATTTTAAGGTAAACTAATGTACAATCAACCTTTTAGCCAACCGCCCGGAATGTTTGGAGCGCAGTCTGCTATGGCGCAGATGCAGAGCGCCCCGTCGCTGCCCGCAGGAAACCCCGGCGCTCGCGAGTATTTTAACTATTCGATGGAAACGCTGAGCAACGCCGCAATGCCTCAGGCGATGATGCCGCAGGGTATTGGCTCCTTGGTCCCGCAGTATCAGTTTGGTGGGGGTGTTGGTTATTCAGGTGATGTAGGTATAGATTGGGGCGCAGTTGCCGCAGCTATGGATGCTGCTCAAGCTCAGGCTGATGCTGCTGCTGCTGCTGATGCTGCTGCTGATGCTGCTGCCGTTGATTCCATCACTCAGCCGTCCGTCCAAAGTGATGTCGGTATTCCCGCGACTTCAGCACCCGCCCCCGGCTTTGATCCCGGCACAAGCTACGAAACAAGTAACCCCGCCACATCAGGTGGGTCTGGCTCCGGCTTTGATCCCGGCACAAGCTACGAAACAAGTCCCTCCACA